TCAAGCACGCGCCTTGCCTCTTTGAACAGGCTCTCAACTTCTTTTAATAGTGGGTGTCGCCCATACTCCACACGCAACTCATTAATCCTACGGTGAACAGACACTGCTTTTTGTTCTGCTACCTTGGCAACTGCTTCTCGCGCCCGTTTCTTTTCAATCTCTAAAGGTCTGCCTCGTCTAGGTTTAATGGGTGCAGTGCGCTCCTCGGGTTTCTCGGACAAATCAAAGACCGCTACCTGCGTAGGTTGTATGATCCTGCCTGTACCTGATGCCATGCGCTTGATCATGGGTCCGCACCATTGTTGAGACTTGCGCCATTCTTTGAGCGTCTCATCCAGCTCGAGCCACTTGAATACACGCCTGTCTATATAAAGGAGTTCCTTACTCGGCTCATAGCGCATATAAATTTGCTCGGGAATATCTGTCCCCGGTTCTGGTTTACCGTCTGCTCCTACGATCAGCAGGTGACTACCGTATGCGTTGGCTAAGTCCTCCGGTCTTACGATGATTGCGTCTTCATTTAGTTTTAGCATGGGTAGCCTCTTTAAATTTAGGTGTTGGTTTGCCATCCACTCGCACGACCCATTTGTGGTTGCAACAATCGATGATCTCTACGTGCTGGTCCAGCCGCTCGACTGGGCAGAGTTCTCGGCAGGTTGGGCATGCCATCTCGTTCACACGGATGCCCCTGCGTCATAGATCGCTGTGCGGATCTCATTGATCCTATTAATCATGTCCTGCACCTGTACTGTGGGGTCTTCATGAAACTTATCTGAGTGCAGGTAGGACATCACATCAGCTAACCCGATCAGTGCCGCCTGTGTTGCCGCGGTGAGTACCAGCTTGTCCTTTTCCAACTGCTGTATGTAATTCATCTTTTGCCCTCCTGCATTTTCTCTATCAGGTTGTAAGCGGCCAGCACCATAGCACTCTCGAGCTGCTTTTTTTCTTCTTCTGTAAGCCCTTCAACGGTGTAAGGTGCAAGGGCTGTAATGACCCAGCCTTTCTCCCGCATGTCTGTTAGTGTTGCCATCCAACTCATTTGCATTGCCTCATTTTGTTGTCACAAGCCAGCGGCTTGGCTTTAAATTAGGGCCGCATTGACCATCAGCGGCTTAGGGTTCACCCCTCGGGGGAGAGGATACGCTGGAGACTTCAGGGGCCATCATGAGAAACCCCGGCATCATGTAACGCAGACTTTACCGATAGTGAACTGCCATGGTTGTTCGTTATGGTGGGGTACTCATGGCTTATCCCCTTTTATTATTTTACCCGTACTTTTTTATGAATACTCTTAGCGCCTTGACTTGCTGTCGCGCTTCAGCAGGGTCTCCGTCATCCCCGTTCAACCAATCATTATTTATGTGGCCGTCTTCAAGAAAACATGAGAGTACGTATTCGGCTTCATGCACTACTTCTTCTTGTGTGTAGGACTCGATGTCTCTACTATCGTCGGCAGAGATATTCTGAAGCGTGTATTCAAGTTCGCCAATTTTAAGAGCGGCTTTTAGATACGGTGTCATTTGTTTCTCCTGTAACTCATGGAGTCAGCGACCCCAGTGGTTGTAAGCATAACACAAACAAAACACAGTGTCAAGTGGGGTCTTGACTACCACCAGTCAGGTGCTGAACTTCTACCCCATGCTACGAACGGCTTGGATCTGTAATAGGCACGGTAGGCAGTGACTGCATCTTGATGCTTGTATTCGTCCGGCATGGCTTGAGCGAACGGTGTAACGCCTACATCAGGCAGTGTTGAGAATCCTTGTAAATGTTTAATGGCATCCCATGATTTATGATTGCGGTCATGTCCGAAGCGGCTACGGTACTCATGGTTTAAGGCATTGGCTAGCAGGTACAGCCACTCTGCGTTTTGCCTTGATTCGGCCACCCATTTGGTACATGGATGGTTGGCATGGGTTGGTTTGTACGGTCCACCTAGCACGGTTGATAGCATCTGCGCTGATTCTAAAATCATCTTCATATGTTTATCACAGTGGTATTTAGCGGCAAGTGTCGGGTCTGTGTCTAAGACAAATATGTTCACGTTGTAAACTCCTTGGCTATGCGGGGCAATTGGTCATCGGCTAGCTTATAAACGTCTGCTTGTTCTACAGCCTCTTTGATCAGCATCTCGCATTGTGGGTAATTTTCCTTGGTGAATGGCCCTACTTCTTCCATGATTAGCCTGTAGCATTCGTCCTCATTACGCGCAATCACGCATTGCAAGCCGCCATACTCTGACATGGGAAATGGCATCCAAAAATCGACTAAGTAAATGTTCATCAGTAATCCTCCGGCTCTAGTGCTTTCTTAAACGCCGTATCGATGATCTCTGCCAGTCTCTTGATTGCCGACTCGCGACTTCTACCACCGCTATAGATATCCCATAGGATCTCACCCGCTTCATCACCGACGATCTCTGCAAGGTCTTGATGTTCCATCCAGTCGTCCACAGTGGGTAAGTCCCATTCTGGCGGGTAGTCGTGATTAAGGTTATAAAGGCTCATGATTTGTACTCCTGTAAGTCTTGGAGGCCGCGCCTCCAGTGGTTTCTAGTTTATACATGCGGGATTGGTTGTCAACAAATATTTTTGACTTTTCTTGCGACGATGCCATGCGCGACAGGACGCGGCTCGAACCGTTTAGGGTTTGTCAGCGGGTATAGGTATTTTATGCCGTCTGGTTTGATGTCAAACATAGACCCGGCTGGCACTAGATGGAGTGCCTGTAGTTTTCTAAATTGCGCTGGACCGACTATGATCGGCTCGCCTATTTCCACGGTGCCGATAGCTTGCGCTTTGCCTTCACCTGTCCGCACGATTGCCATGCATCGGCCTATATACGGCTTAAGCGAATTGGTGTCGCGTGTCTCATAGCGTTTTAAACCGTCTACGATCAAATCCGCGTAGGACAGGCCCGAAGGCCTGTCGGTTTTTACGTTTATGCCAAGCATGGGAAATCCCTAAAATTTTTGCCCATTAGTGGCTCGATAACAGAAGTCTTCCCGCATAAAACTTGGCAGAATGCCAGCTATCCCGGCTATGGTCACCAGTGGCTCATTGTCCAGCAGACCACAAGCGACTAGAAAGAGTCCGAGCATTGCAAGGGTGAAGAATACATATTTCATGGGTTGATCCTCGAGTTATGCGCCATCCATGGCGCTGATTGGTTAGTGAACGGCTATCACGATAGGGATATTACGGAAACGCTCTGAACCGCAAGCGTGACCTTTTGGCGTGCATGATCCACACTTACCCGGACAAGGAAAGACCTTACCCGCTTTAGCGCGTATCGCCGCATTAGTGGCTGGTTTGCCATGGTCTGAAGATTTAACCTTACGTCCAATACTGACCGCGTCGAACGTGCCGCGAGTGATAGGTAATGCTTGCATTTTTTCTATGGTGTCTAGGTCATGGGCATGGCCGCCGCTTAGATTCAGCAAATAATTTTTGGGCCAGTAGGGCCAATCGCGATGATATGCGAGTAATTCATTAAAGCTTTTGGAATATCCATAAGCGGCTATATCAGGCCGTGCGCGTAGTCTTTCCATCCAGAACCGGACATCTGCCACATGAGCGAAATCTCCGTCCACATACAAGCGCAAAGTAATGCCCTGTGGTAGATCCTTGAAAGCCGCTTCGATTGTATCCGGGTGAACCCGCATCAAATAAGCGTTCTGTGCCATACGCGCAAAGGCCGCAGGGTATCGCCATGCTTTGAATGAATAGCACCAGTTGATGCAATCACCAGCACCCGGACAAGTCACGCCCGGTAATGATGAAAAGGTAAAGAATGGCAATTTTGAGTTGCCGTCATGCTTGAAGACGGGATAGGCGGGTTTGCCAGTTTGAATAATGGCCTTGAGTTTGCCCATTTCTCTAACCCATGCGGGTTTATTCTCGCGGGTTTTGAACTGGATCAAATCATCAATAAGCTTGATTGCGTCCAGCTTTGAACCCATTTGAATCGCTTCAGCGATAGCGGCCAAGCGGCTATAAGTCTCGGTGGTAAATGTTTTCATGATTGCGGCCTCCATGTTGTGCGCGGCTATGGTAGGCATGAACCGCGCTTTGATTGATTAGATGTCAAGTTCAAGGATTAAACGCTCGAGCGTTTCGCGTTTTGCTAAAGCTTCGGCATGTTCTTGGCTGTAACGGTCCTTAAGTTCTTGGCAATCTTCCCCTGCCATTTCTCTATAGATGCATGCGGTATAGCCGCTCAAAGTACATTGGACATCATGATTAACCTGCAAAAGCTGGCATTCTAGAATAGTTCGTGCTTGGTTCATGATCTTAAATCTCCGATAAATTGAACAAATTAGACACGTTGGACAGATTGAACCTGCTAAACAAGCTTGTCAACAAAAAATTTTATTTTTTACTCAAAGCCACGGATCACGCGGGTTCGAGCGTTTACAGATTGGCATGGGTGAAGGGTCAGCAGGTTGGAAAACGAGACAAAAAAGGGCGTTTTTGCGGTTTCCTTAAAATACGCAGGCCTTGCAGACCGTGGCGTGTATCGAATACACGTTAACGTGTAAAAGCCCGTGGCGTTCTTGTATTCTACACAAGGCCTTATGTGTCGCATGTTACAGGCGTTTGTGATATTGAAAGTTCACGATGTAGAAAAAAGAGAAAATGCAGCCCCCCTTATATGTATTTTTTCATTCATGTTGTACAAAGTATACAAACTAATTTGCTCTCATGGGGGGCTATTATTATTATTTTTAAACTTATAAATATATATAAGAACAAATCTTCTTCTTGCCAATAAAATCAATAACTTGCGTTCTCTACGCGATACCCTCGGGCTTTCACGCTATGCGCTGTTTTCCTTACACACCACGGCCTGCGCGGCTTGTGTATTTTTACCCTTGACTCTATTCGCTTCGAGACGAAACCAGCTCGAGCTTCGGGGTAACGCCATGCGCGGACCCCACCGGGGGTAGGACCCCCCCTGTACGCAGCGGGTCCCTCTGGCGCGACTAAAATAGTGTTCCACACACTCAATCTGCATTTTCCATCGCAATTCCCACCAACAACCTGTACCACCACATATTTTTGTGAAACATTTTCCGTGAAACAAATTGCCTTGACCCCACTACCCCCTTTCCCGGTTTTGACCCCCTTAGGAGTCCCAATGGGTCCCATATACCCCATATAGTTAGCAAAAATTTTCGCTTGACGGCCCCAGCTGTGCCTGCTACGTTCTTGCTATCTGGGCTCCCTTACCCTGCAAAAACACATGGAAGATTTCACGATACCTCTAGGTCGTACCCCCATCGCGCATCTCGCCGCGGCGTTTGCTTCTGCTACGTTTAAAGCAGCTGAAATTCCAGATTCGCCTCCTGATGTGCTGACAGACGAAGACATGGACTGGGTCCATGAGACAGTCGCACAAGGTCAGAAAACGTCACCTGCGCCTTCTCCTGCAGCCGAACGGTATTTGCGTACTGCGTTTAAGCAGTACGATTTTGATATGCCTGTCACTGAGAGCCAGTGGCGCAATTTTGTTTTGACGCGGTGGTACCAGCAAGCGAATGATCCTGATCCGAAAGTTGCCAAGCCTGCGTTAGATTCGATTGCCAAGTCCTGTGCCGCCAACCTGATGGTTGAGAAGAAAGAGATCAGCATTACCAGCAAGTCGGATGAAGACCTGAACAAGGAGTTGAAGGAGTTGTTTGCTTCTTTACGTGGCAAGATGACTGAGAAAGTGATCGAAGGTACCGCGGAGCGGGTGTAACGTGCTGGAGATTGAGAATCTTGACCCGTCAGAGTATGAAACTCTGCTGTCTGTAGCCAACGCGGACCAGCGCAAAAAGTTAGAACAGCTTTTAGGGGAGCTCAATGTCCGAAAAACCCGCACGAAAGCCCAACAGGACTTCATTGCCTTCGTCAACGCCGTCTGGCCCGACTTCATCTCAGGCGCTCACCACCGACGAATTGCAAAACTTTTTGAAGCAGTGGCGCGAGGCGAGAAAAAAAGGATCATCATTAACCTTGGTCCCCGACACACCAAGTCAGAGTTCGCATCGTACCTTTTACCCGCATGGTTTTTGGGGCAGTTCCCTAAGAAAAAAATAATGCAAATCTCCAACACGGCGGAGCTTGCGGAGGGTTTTGGCCGTAAAGTCCGTAACTTGGTGGATTCAGATGACTACAGGCGTATTTTTCCGAATATTGAGCTTAGAACTGACTCAAAAGCTGCGGGGCGTTGGAACACTAATTTTAATGGTGAGTACTTTGCCAGTGGTGTTGGTGGTACTGTTACTGGCCGCGGTGCGGATCTGCTTATCATTGACGATCCACATTCTGAAGGGGAAGCGGTTCTAGCCCAGTTCAACCCGGAGGTTTACGACAAGGTGTTCAGTTGGTACACCTCAGGTCCTCGGCAGCGTCTGCAGCCGGGTGGCGCCATAATTATCGTCATGACGCGCTGGTCATTGCGTGATTTGACAGGTCAGATTCTGGAGCACAGCTCCAAGAATAATGGAGATAAATGGGAAGTTGTCGAGTTTCCGGCTATTCTGCCTAGTGGTAAGCCGCTCTGGCCTGAGTTTTGGTCCTTAGAAGAACTTGAAGCCGTACGAAATGAGATTCCCCCCGGTAAATGGCAGGCGCAGTACCAACAGCAGCCGACTTCTGAAGCAAACGCTATTGTGAAACGTGAGTGGTGGCAGCAATGGCCCCACAAGAACCCGCCAGACCCTGATTTTATTCTGATGACGCTCGATACAGCGTTTGAAAAGAAGAGCAGTGCCGACTATTCGGCTATTGTGGTGTTTGGTGTGTGGACGAATGACGACGATGGCGGGCAAGCGAACCTGATGTTGCTCGAAGCTTGGCGTGAGCGGTTGGAGTTTCCTGATTTGAAGGAGCGCGTGCTGGAGTTCTACAAGGAGTGGGAGCCTGATTCGGTCATTATTGAGAAAAAAGCGTCTGGTGCGCCGTTGATTTATGAGCTGCGAAGAATGGGTGTACCTGTACAGGAGTACACGCCGTCAAGGGGTAATGACAAGATCACGCGATTGAACGCCGTTGCGGATATTTTTGCTTCCGGTAAGGTGTGGGCACCGGGTACACGCTGGGCAGAAGAGTTGATTGACGAGGTAGCGAGCTTTCCATCAGGGCGACATGATGACTACGTAGACTGTGTGAGTTTGGCTTTGGCTAGGTTCAGGCAAGGTGGGTTCATAGGCACTGTGCGAGACGAGGAAGAGTTTGATTACGGAGTCTATAAAGGGCGTAAGGCGCAATACTATTGATGTATATACATTTAAGGGGGCGGTACGTGGAGCAAGAAGAATTAGGAATGGCTAACAACCTGTACATGACGCCGGAAACTCTGGCAAAAACGCAGCAGACCGTAACGTCTATATACAAACCCAAGCAGAAAGCAGAAGCCCAGACGCGACAGGTGGGGGGTGACCATTATAAAAAAATGGATGTGCAGCCATGGGATGTGATTGATCATGGCCCTAGAGAACAGGCGATTGGCTTTTACAGGTACAATGCGTTGAAATACGTGATGCGCGCTGGGGAGAAAGGCGAGTTCAAGGAAGATATCGCAAAAGCCCACCATTACCTGCAGAAACTTTTAGAAATCTTGGAGTAAACCATGGCAGCTCCCTCGAATATTGACAAAATGATGCTTCCGCAAAGTCCTTTTCTGGAAGATGAGGACCAGCCTGTAGAGGTTGTAATTGGCCCGGAAGATGGTGAAGACGTATTCGAGGCAGAGATTGAGGTTGAAAAAGAACCTTCATTTGATGCAAACCTAGCGGAATACATCGATTCTTCTGTGTTGGACACACTGGCAGCAGACCTGCTGGAAGACTTCGACAATGACCGTATGGCCCGTAAAGAATGGGAACAGACTTATGTAGACGGTCTGGACCTTCTGGGGCTTAAGATGGAGGAAAGATCGGAACCGTGGAATGGCGCCTGTGGGGTGTTTCACCCGATGTTGACAGAAGCCGCTGTCAGATTTCAGTCTGAGATGATTGCCGAAACTTTTCCGGCTATGGGTCCTGTAAAAGCCAAGATTGTTGGTAAGGATGATAAGGCGACGCAGGAAGCAGCATCGCGTGTTGTAGAAGATATGAACTACAACTTGACTGAAAAAATGCAGGAGTTTAGGCCAGAGCACGAGAAGATGTTGTGGTCCCTGTCATTGGCAGGCGCAAGCTTTAAGAAAGTTTATTTTGATCCGACGTTGAATCGTCAGGTCAGCATGTTTGTACCTGCAGAAGATTTGATCATTCCGTATGGCGCATCAGATGCGCGTACTGCCCCGCGTGTGACTCATGTCATGCGTAAAACCAAGAATGAAGTGCGGAAACTGCAGTATGCCGGGTTCTATCGAGACGTAGAACTAGGTGAGCCGGGTAAAGACTTTGATGACATTCAGCGCCGCAAGGACGAGGCAGAAGGTTTTAGCGCACTTAAGGATGACAGGTACCGCATATTAGAGATGCAGGTAGAACTGGATCTGGAAGGGTTTGAAGATTTTGACCCTGAAACGGGGGAAGAGACAGGTATCGCACTGCCTTACATCGTGACGATTGAGAAGAGCACACAGGAGATTTTGGCTGTCCGTCGTAATTGGGACGAGTCAGATCCGTTTAAACGCGCTAAGCAGCACTTTGTGCAGTACACCTACATACCGGGCTTTGGTGCTTATGGGTATGGCTTGATCCATCTGATCGGTGGGTTTGCGAAAAGTGCAACCAGTATTGTGCGTCAGTTGATTGACGCTGGCACCCTGAGCAATTTGCCGGGTGGCCTCAAGTCTAGGGGTCTTCGTATCAAAGGGGATGACACCCCCATCATGCCCGGAGAGTGGAGGGATGTGGACGTACCCGGTACGTCAATCCGAGATAATATTCTCCCCCTGCCTTATAAGGAACCCAGTGCTACGCTGTTCCAGCTTCTGCAAAATGTAGTTGAGGAAGGGCGCAGGCTCGCTGCGGTAGCTGATGTAAAGCTGAATGATATGAACGGTGAGGCGCCTGTTGGTACCACACTGGCGATTCTTGAGCGGACGCTCAAAGTGATGAGCGCAGTACAAGCGCGTGTACATGCCAGCATGGAGCAGGAATTTAAGCTGATTGCGGCATTGATTAAGGACTATACACCGCCTGAGTACGAGTATGACCCGGACTACGGCGCCACACGCGCACAGAAGAAAGAAGACTACGAGAAGACCGACATCATTCCGGTTTCAGATCCTAACGCTTCAACAATGGCGCAGCGGATTATTCAGTATCAAGCTGCTGTACAGTTGGCTGCACAAGCACCACAGATTTATGACTTGCCTGCGCTACATCGCGGCTTCTTACAGACTATGGGAATTAAGGATGCGGATAAGATTATTCCAACTGTGGATGACAGCACGCCCATAGACCCTGTAACAGAAAACATGAATATTCTGAACAGGACGCCCGTAAAAGCGTTTCTTGAGCAGGACCACCAAGCGCATTTGGCGGTACACCAAGCAGCTATGAATGACCCACAACTGGGTCAAATCATGGGTCAAAACCCACAAGCGCAAGCAATTCAGCAGGCCATGATGGCCCATATCATGGAGCACGTAGGCTTCCAGTACCGCAAAGGCATCGAACAGCAGCTGGGTGTTGCTCTTCCTGCACCGGGCCAGAAACTTCCGCCTGAACTTGAAGTTCAGATTTCTAAACTGGCGGCAGATGGTGCACAGCGGTTGCTCCAGCAGAATCAGAGCCAAGCTGCTCAGGCACAGGCGCAGCAGCAGATGCAGGACCCGGTTCTTCAAATGCAGCAGAAAGAACTGGCAATTAAGGAAGAAGAAATCAAGATCAAACGCGAGATTGAAATGGCTAAGATCGACGCGCAGAAAGAAATCGCCATGATTAACAATGAAGCCAAGCTGTTGCTTCAGAACGAAGACCAGAAAATAGACCTCCTGTTCAAGGGTATGGACGCTGCAACCAAGCAGACCGAAGCTTTGAAAGAGCAGGAAGCTCAGATCAACATGATGAAAGGCGCGGCGCCCGCTGGCCCGCAAGGACCTGTACCTCCAGCACCACCAACGGGGCCGTAATAAATGAACACTGTACTAGATGTACTGCAGAACGAACTCGAAGATGTAATCGAGACGCACAAAGAATTCGTAGCCTACGGGCACGCTAAGGATTATGCCGAGTATCGGTATAGCACTGGAGTCATAACGGGTCTGACTTCAGCCCTTCAACGGGTAAAAGACCTGCAAAAGTACGATGAGGACGACTAATGTCTGCAACAGCAATTGACGCTGGTAAAACGCAAGAAACAGCTACAAACCTTGCTTCCCGCCTACCTGATCCGGTGGGCTACAAAATGCTGGTTGTAAAACCAGAAATCGATGAAAAGTCAGAAGGTGGCATCGTATATGCCAACGAGACTCGAAAGAAGGAAGAGCAAGGCGCAGTAGTAGGTCTTGTTTTGAAACAGGGATCTATGTGCTACAAGGATGAAGATAAATTTCCTACAGGCGCTTGGTGTAAAGAAGGTGATTTTGTATTGTTAAGAGCCTATTCAGGTTCGCGATTTAGTGTAGACGGTAAAGAGTTCATCATCGTAAACGATGATCAGATCGAGGGTACTGTGCAAGATCCTCGCGGCATTGGAAGGGCATACTAATGGCTAAAGAAATCGTTAATGAAGAATTTGAGTTCCCGGCAGATATGCAGCAGGAGGCTGATGATTCCGGGTTTGAGATTGAGGTTGTTGATGACACCCCTGAGTTAGACCAAGGGCGTAAACCGCTATCCGCTCAAGAGGAAGAAGAGCGTGAGGAAGAGTTAGAGAGCTACTCTGACAAGGTTAAAAAGCGCATCAACCAGATCAACCACAAATACCATGACGAGCGCCGTGAGAAAGAGCGGTACGCTAGAGAACGCGAAGAAGCGATCAGGTATGCCGAGTCTATTCGAGCTGAAAATGAGCGGCTACGTAATACGCTGAACTGGGGTACACAGGAGTACACCAAGGCTGAACAGGCCAAAATTGAAATGCAGCAAAAGCTTGCGGAAGATAAATACCGTAAGGCTTACGAAGCAGGTGATACCGAAGGTACGCTGGCAGCGAGTAAAGAACTAAGTGCATTAGCGGTACAAAAAGATCGCGCCGATGTAATGGTTCAGCAAGCTATTAACACGCAACAATATAACCCTTCTTTACAACAGCAAGATACTGCTGTATACAGTCCTCAACCAGAGCCTAAAGCCCCTGTACGAACCCCGGACCCCAAAGCTGAAGATTGGGCCGCACGCAACCCTTGGTTTGGAAAGGATGAGGAAATGACCTCATTGGCATATGGCCTGCACCAAAAACTGGTAAATTCGGGAATAGACCCCACCTCGGATGACTACTATCAGCAAATCGATAGTGGAATCCGCCAGCGGTTCCCCGAAAAATTTGAACGACCCAAGAAGGCATCACCTGTGGCTCCGGCTGGTAGAACCACCGCATCCAAAAAAGTCACACTGACCGCATCGCAAGTCGCAATCGCAAAACGTCTTGGAGTACCGCTAGAGGTATACGCCAAGCACGCCGCAAAGGAGCAAAACCTCAATGGCTAATCATATTGATTTGAATCGTAAACCTCGGAGTACCGAGACACGTGAAACGGAAGTAAGGCAGCAATCGTGGAAACCTGCGCATGACCTGCCCGTTCCAGAGCCTGTTGATGGTTATGGTTTTCGTTGGGTCCGTGTAGCAATGCTGGGTAATCCAGACCCTGCAAACATGGCTAAAGCTCGACGCGAAGGTTGGGTTCCGTGTAAGGCAGCGGATCATCCCGAAATTAGTCAAGATTTTGCGGCTTTTGGTTTGGCGCCGTCTTCTGATCTTATTGAGATTGGTGGATTGGTACTTTGCAAAGCCTCAGTTGAGACAATTAAGGCCCGCGATGCCTACTACGAGGACTTTACTCGGAAGCAAGCGCAGTCAGTTGATAGCAACTTTATGCGTGAAAACGATCCAAGGATGCCCCTTTTTCGTGAAGGGAAATCCAAAATTTCATTTGGTAGCGGTTCCTAAATAATTAGGGGCCGTTGTTTAACTTTTAGGAGTTATTTATGGCATACCCTGCTGGCCTCGGCCCTTACGGTTTCGCACCGTATAACTTGGAGGGCGGTCGTGTATACGCTGGTGCAACTCGGAAACTTCCGATTGCTTCTGGCTACGCACAGAACATTGGTTATGGGGATCTCGTGATCCTTCAGGCTGATGGGACCATCGCTCGTCTCGACACTTCAACTGGCTCTAAGACGGCTTTCGCCAATCCTCCGATTGGTGTATTCCTCGGCTGCAGCTATGGTCAGAACACTGGCCTAAAGTATCCGCTGTGGTCACAGTCTTGGCCTTCCGGCACCGTTGCTTCTGATGCGTATGCAATTATCGCTGATGATCCGAACGTGCTCTTCAAGGTTCTGGTTGCTAATGGTGGCACCGCTTACACCTCTGGTGGCGCGACTGCTGCTGACGTTGGCGCTAACCTTGGTTACTATCAGGCAGCTGGTACCAGCTCTGCTCTGATCAATACCGCTACGGGTAACAGTGTCGTATCTGCTAACCTCGCAACGAAGGGAACCACGGCTACCCTGCCTTTCCGTATCGTTGATGTTGTTACGCTGACCGCTCTGTCTGACGGTACGTTCCAAGAAGTTGTTGTTGCTTACACTCCGCCGTCAATGGCAGTGACTCAGGCTACTACTTCTCCGTACACCGTCTCTGCAGTAACTGTGACTGGTGGTCACTTCTACCGTAACCCCACTGGTGTTTAAGGAGTAAAGTTAAATGGCTGCTATTTCACGCGCTCAATTACTTAAGGAGCTGCTCCCCGGCCTGAACGCACTGTTCGGTCTGGAATACGAGCGGTATGGTGAGGAATACAAAGAGATTTTCGAGATCGAAAGCTCTGAGCGTTCCTTTGAAGAAGAACAGAAGCTCTCCGGTTTCGGTGCTGCTCCTGTCAAAAACGAAGGTAGTGCTATCGCGTATGACGCTGCGCAGGAAGCGTGGTCTACCCGATACACCCACGAAACCATCGCCCTTGGCTTCTCTCTTACGGAAGAAGCTATCGAAGATAACCTGTATGACTCACTGTCTGCTCGTTATACCAAGGCGCTGGCTCGTGCTATGGCTTACACCAAGGAAGTCAAAGGCGCCAACATTCTGAACAACGGTTTCAACTCTAGCTACACTGGTGGCGACGGTCAGCCTTTGTTCTCAAATGCGCATCCTCTGGTCTACGGTGGAACCATTTCCAACATTCCGGCTACGGCATCGGATCTGAACGAAACCTCACTTGAAAATGCGGTTATCCAGATCTCTCTGTGGACGGACGAACGTGGCCTGCTGATCGCAGCTAAGCCGAAGAAGCTGATCATCCCGTCTGCTCTGCAGTTCGTGGCTACTCGCCTTCTCGAAACTGAACTGCGTGTTGGCACCACCGACAACGACATCAACGCTATCAAGAACAACGGCTCAATTCCGGGCGGTTTCACCGTTAACCATTGGTTGACGGACACCAATGCTTGGTTCCTGACCACCGATGTTCCGAATGGTCTGAAGCAGTTTGTTCGTACTCCTCTGTCAACGTCAATGGACGCGGATTTCGATACTGGCAATGCGCGCTACAAGGCTCGTGAGCGTTATTCATTTGGCTGGAGTGATTTCCTCGGCATCTACGGAAGCCAAGGCTCAAGCTGATAAAGGCTTGAAAATCAAAGGGTTGGGAGTTTCCCAGCCGAGACAGGGGGACCTTCGGGTCCCCTTTTCTTTTGCTATTGACGTATAAAGCCAGATAGTGATATTCTTCAGCTGTACCTTTCACTGGAGTTATATCAATGGCCGCTATCTACAAAATTACCTGTGTCGTAACCGATGACTTTTATATCGGTAGCGCGGTTAAACCAAAACGTCGCCGCTGGGAGCACTGGGATGCGCTGAAGAAAAATCGACACCATTGCGTAGCCTTGCAGGGCGCATGGAATGAGTATGGAGAAGACGCCTTTGAGTTTGAGATCGTCGAAGAAGTTGCGGATGTAAGTAAATTGCTTGGGGTAGAAGACACATATCTGGCGCGATATGCGGGGAACCCGGATTGCTATAACACGGCGCTATCCACACAGATCCCTTGCTCAACACAAAAAGAAATTAGAGAGAAAATAGCGCAATCGCTCAAAGGCTATTACGCGGAAAACGAACATCCTAGGCAAGGTAAAAAACACACGCCTGAAACGCTGGCTAAAATTGCAGCTAATCGCACGCCACCCAGTGGTGAAAACCACTATCGCTACGGTAAGGCTGTATCCGAAGAGATACGCAAGAAGATTGGAGACGCGCAGCGAGGCAAGAAAAAAGCGCCGCGTACTTTTACACCTGAAGGATTAGCTCGTGCGCAGGAGAACATGCGCCGCAACGCAAGAGAGCAAAAGCCTACGGATTTTGGAATTGTGCTAAGCAAATTTCCCTTAGAGATTCAGGAACGGTATGACTTTTCTAAGGCTGTATACACAGGTGCACTTACCCGTATTGAAGGTTGTGTTTGCCTAGAGCACGGTGTTTTTTCGCAATACGCGGCGCAATTTCGAAAGGGGCGCGGGTGCCCACAGTGCGGGCAAGTTCAACGCAGCCAGACACGTAGCAAACAAATGAAACAGGCATGGGGTAACCCAGAAGAGCGGGAGAAAATGATGGCCGCTAGAAGGCGTTGACACTACCCAATAAGTAGCGTACAAGGAACCTAATTCTGGGGTTTTTATAGCCTGCTCGACTGACCCAGCAGATTCGCGCATAACGACAGGCGCAAGCGCATAGAGGTATAAAATGGGTTTTGCTACTCATCTTGGTCCTTGGGGTACGGGCACCGTCAAAGATACGACTGGCACCACTGCAGGCACCATTCGCAACGTAGGTCTGTCGGTTCTTTCTCAGGCCACTCCGCTGGCTGCTGGCGCAGCTGCTACAACTGTAGCGGTACTTCCGGCAGGATCGCAGATTCTCAACATCTACATCAACACCACGACTATCTTCAATGCGGCAACTACGCTGACTATTGGTGATGGTACGACGGCTAACAAGTATCTGACTTCTACGACGATTACGAGCGTAGGGCTTATCTCTGCTGATGCAGGCAACCTAGTCAACACCGAAATCAACAACATTGGTACTTCTGATGTGCTGGTTACGGCAACGCTGGGTGGTTCAGCTGTGACGGGTAATGCCACTATCACGGTTGTCTACGTACAGAAGGCATCTAATGGCGCTGCAAATCCCGCTTCCGCCTAATTTGGTTGGCGCAATGGAATTGCAGTACATAGCTGATGGCGTCATTGCTCTTGTAGGTGCAACTTTTGGTTGGCTTTTCAAGATTGTCTGGGATGCGATTAAAGAGTTGCAAAAAGACATGAAGGAAACCAACCAGACGCTCCATGAGCAGTACGTTCGAAAGGACGACTATCGAATTGAGCTCACCGAAATAAAGGGTATGCTTAATCGGATCATGGACAAGCTAGACAACAAGGCCGACAAATGACTATGCCTTCTCGGGGGATATCCTCCATTCAGAAAAAAGCTAGAGGTAAAGATATGAAAAAGGATATGCGTAAATCTATGGCGCCCAAGCCTGCTAAATCTTCCATGAAGATCAAGGCAAAGATGCCTATGGACTCAATGTCTGTTGGATCTGCGATGGCTCCGATGGATAAAGCGGCGGGTCTCCGCATGGGTATGAAAAAAGGTGGTGCTTGTGCACCTAAGATGGCTAAAGGCGGCGCCTGTAAGGGCTACTACAAAGGTGGTTCTGTTGATGGAATCATTAAGAAAGCCCGCACTCGCGGTAAAATTTGCTAGGAGATAAACATGGCTAGTGTAAAAGCACTTAACAAAAAACGTATCGATAAGAAGCTTAAGAAGTAGGTCTGTCATGGCTAATATCAAAACCTTAAATAAGCGCCGTATGAGCCCAAAAATTCCGGGTTCTCAGGCAAAACCTCCAGCTACGAGCTCGGATATTTTGACTCGGGCGCTTAGAGGTGGCGATAGCATGTCCCTGCCTCGTGTAGGCACAGGTGAGCCGTCTGGTGGCCCTCTTGCTAAACAAGGCTCGCGTGCAGTAGCTGAACGCGCTACACCGCGTGGTGAAAGATTTATGGGAGACGCTCAAAGAGTTGGTACTAAAGCACTTCCAGCATCTCGCGCACCTGCGACCCCCAAAGCGGCTCCAGCGGCTGTATCTCGTGGTCTTGGATTGGCAACACGTGGTTTAGGCGCTGCAGGTCTTATGGCTTACAGTCCGGCTGTGGGTGAAGGTTCTGATAAACCACGTAATTATCCGGGTGAAGGCCTACGTGCCGCTGGAGCATTTCCGCAGGGTAAGGCAGAGTCTTCAATTCCAGCGCCTAAAAAAGCAGCACCTGCGGCACCTAAGCCGCGTCCGCGTCCAGCACGCTCCTCAGCAGAAGATGATTTCATGGCAGATTTGAGAGCGTCTGCCAGTAAAATGAAAGAAGCGACATCAGAAGCTGCAGGTGCAACAGGTCGTATGAAGGGCGCCATGGAGGAATTTCAGTCAGCGGCTACGGATGCAGATGAAGGATACAAACGTGGTGGGCATGTAGGTGGTCGTGGTGATGGCAGAGCCATTCGTGGCCGCACCAAGGGGAGGTTCATCTAATGGCTGGTGGTGGGCAAGGCGCAGGCCCTGCGCAGGGTACCTCAGGATTGCCTCCTACACAGGAGGCAGCATCCCCCGGCGGCATTGCTATGCAGTCTAGTGCTCCTATAGATTCCGCACGTTTACAGGACATTTACAATGCTAAGTTGGCCTCTGGTCAAATTGGTATGGGGCAGACTGGTGGTTCGTTTGCGCCGCCAGAATGGGCGAACGCTCAGTTGCAGCAGATGCAGCGCGGTGCTGGGCCTCTTCCTACAGGTGGGCAATTAGGCGGTGCGGCTACGTACGGACGAGGTTACGCGGATGGCGGTCAGATAGGAATGAACAGCTATGCTGATCCCAACCAAAACTTTATGCAATACCAAGGTCAAGGCCAACCGAATCAGCCTATGTCTTTTGGTTTACTAGGCAACACGCCTCCGGTGCAAGGCTATGATGTTCCTGATGCAACAGGCAGAGATCCAAGCAACAATATGGGATTCGACGGCAGCGGAAGTGATTCTGGTGTTGCAGGTCGCCCTGTAGATATTCCTCAGAATCCGTTACAACCATCGCAGCAAGGGAATAAGCCACTTGGACTCGCGCAGTTTCAACAACCGCAAGGGCTCCAGATTGCAGGCAATCCTACTTCTCAAATCGTACAAAGGCCGCAACAGCGATGAAAGAAGTCTGGGACAAACCAAGACCAAAAGGTCTGGCAAAACCTAAAAAGTTGAGCCCCGCCAAAAAGTCAGCTGCTAAAGCAGCGGCAAAGAAAGCGGGTCGTCCATACCCGAATCTCGTGGATAATCTTCGTGCAGCGAGGAAGAAGTAATGGCTAAGTCTGCAGCATGGACTCGTAAAGAAGGTAAAGACCCAAAAGGTGGGTTGAACGCCAAAGGACGCGCTTCTGCTAAAGCGCAGGGTATGAACCTGAAGCCACCAGCACCGAAGCCCAAGACGAAGGAAGATGCAGGACGGCGCAAGTCATTTTGCGCCCGGATGTCAGGGATGAAGAAGAAATTAACGAGCAGCAAAACTGCTAACGATCCTAATAGCCGGATCAACAAAAGCCTGCGGGCTTGGAACTGCTGAGGAATAAATCATGACTGGAAGTGTAGTTTCATCGATTACTCGTATGGGCAAATTTGAGCCCTTCGAGCTTCAGGTTGCTCGTGGACAAATCACGATGCATTCTTCAATTCAGAAATTTGGCTACAGCACTGTCATTGACGGAACTACATACCCAATCTGGAATGTAGCAGCAAACCGTACGTACCTAACTACAGCAGCGGTGATGAAAGTATCGTCTTCGTCAGCTAGCGATGCTTCAGCAGGGACAGGCGCTCGAACCGTTTTGATCGAAGGGTTGGATCAGAATTACGCGCCTATCTCCGAAACGGTTACGTTGGATGGACAAACGGCGGTAGACACCACAAAAGCATACCTACGTGTATTGCACATAACTGTGCTCACTGCGGGTTCAGGTGGCAAGAATGCTGGTGTGCTGTATGTAGGCACAGGAACGGTAACTGCAGGTGTACCTGCTGTTATCCATGAATTAGCGCCAATTGGATTCAATACCGAGCTTTCGGGTGTCTACACTGTTCCAGCAGGATACACGGCGTATCTATATCAGGGTGGCATGTCTTCTCAGAGTAACGGCAATAACTTTATCACTGGCACATTGACCTACAGCAATCAGGGCTCTCCGTGGTTGACTCCGGCTGTGACTGTATTCACCGCTGATATGGTGGATTATAACTTCACGTACCCGTTGCAACTGCCTGAAAAAACCGATATCGAGACTAGGGCTACTGTATCAGCAGGGACGAGCTCTGCTACTTCTTTCTTCTTTATCGTACTGATTAAGAACGACGGACAACCCTAATGGCAGTCTCAGGCACCACACTGTTCAACCCGGATCTTTCGGAGATCATTGAAGAGGCATACGAACGTATCGGCCTAGAAATTCGCACGGGGTATCAGTTCAGAACAGCACGACGTAGCCTGAATTACCTAATCACCTCTTGGGCCAATCAGGGCATCAACCTGTGGACAGTTACTCCGGGCGATATCACGCTGGTGCAGGGACAAGGTACATACAACCTGCCAGCTGACTGTGTTGACATCATCGAGCATGTGATTCGGCAGAGCCCCGGCAGTCAATACAACCAGACCGATATTGTTATCCCGCGTATTGCACTGCCTACGTATGCTGCGATTCCAAACAAGCTGGCGCAAGGGCGTCCGGTACAGGTCTACGTCGATAGGCAGTCGCCTATTCCAACGATTAACATCTGGCCTACTCCAAATCAGTCTGGCTACTTTTTTCATTATTGGTATTTGCGCCGTATTGATGATGCAGGGCAGCCGGGTAGCACTACGCAGGATATTCCGTTCCGTTTCTATGAAGCGTTGACTGCGGGTCTTGCCTATATGTTGTCCATGAAGCAGAGTGAGTTGGACCCTACCAGAATTCAGATGCTCAAGGCCAATTATGATGAGGTCTTCCAGTTGGCAAAGGATGAAGATCGTGACAAAGCGCCGATTAGGATAGTTCCGATGGCCGGATACTTGGGCGGAGGATGGTAAAATAGTGCATGGACATCGAAATACTAACTAATGCTGAAGCTAAAGCTTTGGGGCTTAAAGTGTATTTTAATGGGAAACCGTGCCCTAAAGGTCATGTAGCGGAAAGGTATGTTGGCGGATCTTGTGTTGTTTGTGGTAGAGAACGTGCGGCAAAAAAGTACGTCGAACACAAAGACGAACGGCGAGCATACGAAAAAGAACGATATATTAAAAATAGGCAAGATCCTGTTTTTGTAGCTAAAGACAGAGAACGCAAAGCCAAATGGAAGCGAGATAATCCAGATAAGGTTAAAGCGCAATGCGCTAAAGAACGCGCAGCAAATCCAGAGAAGCATAGAGCAAAAGCTCGTAAATGCTATGCTAAATACAAAGAAAAAAACAACCGCAGGTGCTCTGAGTGGCGGCGCAACAACAAAGACTTAGTTCAAGCGTACGTTAGTGAGCGTAGGGCAATACGTAAAACTAGAACACCCAAAGAGAAAGCCGCTGAATATAGATGGTTTTTTAAAGAAACCTATGCGCTAGCGCAGCTACGCTCTAGACTTACCGGGGTGGAGTGGCAAGTGGATCATATCGTTCCGTTAAAGGGCGACGGGGTCAGTGGTCTACATGTTCCTTGGAATATGAGGGTAATCCCCGCTGTGGAGAACATAGCCAAACGCAATAACTTACCCCCAGAAAACCAGCTTGTTGGCGGTGGCTGGTAATGGCAACTAGATTTGCTTCCCAAAAAAGAGCAGCGGGCATGTGCGACCGTTGCGGTTTTCGGTATCCGTTAAAGGATCTGAAAAAATACTACATCATGGGGAAGTTAATAAACAGTAAGGTTTGCCCCAGTTGCCACGACCCAGATCATCCTCAGAATTGGGTTGGGATTATAGGGTCGCAAAAGGTCAGCAATGACCCCCAAGCGTTACGGGAAGCTAGACCGGACAATCAACGTTTACAATCAGCCAGTGATTTCGCGTACAATCCTGTAGCAACGCAAATTGTAAATATCTACCTGAACAACGTGTTTGTCACGGAGTTCGATTCTGTAGCCCCCGGTGTGGTGATCGTTCCTCCTATTCCGGGCAATGCCATACTGTGAGGCACTTATGAAGCACGAAGACGTAGCACAAGACAAGAAAATGGTGAAGAAGGCTATCGGCATGCACGATAAGCAGCTTCATGGTGGTAAGAAGACTTCACTCAAGTCGCTTAAAAAAGGCGGTCCTACTTCACTGGATCGTAAAAAGTTCGGGCGTAATCTCAGCCGTGCAATGAACCAGAAGGGTGGCTCTCGTGGCAAGTAAGATTGAGAACAAGCCAGCATCTGCTTACTACAAGCAGGGGCTTAATCCTAATACTGCGGGCTATCCCAACAACATTGCATCCACGCAGACTGTTAAGACTCGTGGTACGGGCGCCGCTACTAAGGGTAATAAGCACAGCACCAAGATGGGCTGATAGATGAACTATACGCAGCTACAGACAGCGATTCAGCAGTACACGGAAAACACTGAGTCTACGTTTGTCTCTAACATTCCAAACTTCGTTATTGATGCGGAAACCATCATTAACAACACGGTTCAGCTTCCTGCGTTCCGTAAGAATGTGACGGGTGAGACGACTCAGGACTTCCAGTACCTGAACATTCCGAGTGATTTTCTCTCGGTGTTTTCTATAGCTGTGATGGACATCAACAACCCAACGTCGATGGTGAACAACTATCGATACCTGCTCAACAAGGATGTGAACTACATTCGCGAAGCGTTTCCGTTTCCGGGTGTGACAGGCTTTCCACAGTACTATGCTCTTTTCTCCAATAATTCTTTTATCCTTGGACCTACTCCAGATCAGTGCTATCACATTGAGCTTCATTACTTTGCTTATCCTCCGTCAATCACGGTAGCGGGCACGAGCTGGGTAGGTACGAACTTCCCGAATGTCTTGTTGTGGGGTTCATTAGTCAATGCTTATATCTACATGAAGGGCGAGCCTGATTTGATTCAGACCTACCAACAGAAGTTTGAAGAAGCACTTGCCAGACTGAAACAGCTGGCCGATTCTAAGGATCGCGAAGACGCATACAGAACAGTGCAGGTACGAGACAAAACAGTATGAGCAACGAACCCGAACACGTAGAAAAGGACCCTGCAGAGGGCGTAGAATTTGTTCTTAACTCGGTCACGGTAACCGCAGATAGCGTTGAGCCGGATCTTGAAATTTCAGAAGAGGTCTAACAATGGCGATTACCCAAGCGATCTGCGGCTCCTTTAAGCAGGAACTCCTCGACGGCGTACACGATTTCGGCGGTGTATTCACTGGATCTATCTCTGGTACGACGCTTACTATTTCGGCGGTTACCAATGGTGTGCTGGCGGTTGGCTCTGCTATTTCTGGTACAGGCATTACGGCGGGTACTAAGATCACGGCTTACGGTTCGGGTACGGGCGGTGCAGGTACTTATACGGTAGACATTTCGCAGACGGTAGCTTCTACCACGATCACTTCAGGTGATACGTTTAAGATTGCTCTCTACACTTCTTCCGCTTCGCTGGACTCTAGTACTACGGTGTATTCGTCTTCTAACGAGTCTTCAGGTACGGGCTATACTGCTGGTGGCGGTACGCTGACTAATCTTGGAACTTCGCTGTCTGGCACCACGGCTTATCTGAGCTGGGATAACTATACGTGGTCTTCGGCCACGATATCAGCGTATGGCGCTCTGATCTATAATACGTCTAAGAACAATGCGGCAGTGGCGGTTCTGAGCTTTGGAGCGACTTATAGCTCAACCAATGGAAATTTTACGATCACTTTCCCCGCCAACACTTCGAGCACAGCGGTTATTATTTTGAGTTAGCGTTAAGCTAAGCGCACGAGGGGCGGCGGGAACCGCCCCAAAGTGCTACACCAACAATCTGATGAGGAGATTGAAGATGTTGAATGATCATATCATTGTGGAAAACGCCGCTCAATTGTTCACTTACGACGCGGAAACAGGCATAGTTCGTTGGAAGAACGATGTTGGAAACCGGAAAATAAAGGCCGGGGACAGGGCTGGGGCGGTTCGATCTAACGGGTACAGAGTCATAAGAATGCAGATCGGGTCATTAATGGAGCACAGGGTGGCGTGGTTTTTACATCACGGTGCTTTGCCTCCGTGCCAGATAGACCACATAAATAGAGATAAGACGGACAACAGGATCACCAATTTGCGCCTCGCGCCCAGAAACGAAAAGGATAATCTGCAGAACAGAGGCGTGCTTAGCAATAGCCGTTCCAGAGTCACAGGTGTTAGGCGTCATAAAAGCGCAAACAAGTGGGAAGCTAGGATAACCGCAAATGGGGTGTATATACACTTAGGGCTGTTTGAAAATTTTGATGATGCTGTAGCAGCTCGCAAGGCCGCTGAATTGAAGTATCATACGTTCGCAAATCCATAGAAGGTAGAGCCAATGCCCCTGTTAGCCGATAGGACACAAGA